GGTAAAACTGTCACCGTCACAGATTGCGATGGCGAAACGCTTAAACGTACCGCTTGAAGAATATGCAAAATTTGTGAAGGATTGATAACATGGCTGATAGAAAACCGCGTGAGAGCGCAACCCGCGAAACTGAATCGCGCCGTAAACCATGGGCACCGCCCAGTCGCCTTGCTGCACCTGAAGCCCCCCCGGGTTATGTGCATCGTTGGATTCGAGTCTCAATGCGTGGTGAAGAGGACAAGATGAATGTCAACACCAAGCTAAGAGAAGGATGGGAACCTGTTCGTAAGGACGAGTATCCAGACTATGAAGCTCCTACTATTGACGAAGGTCGGTATGAAGGGGTTATCGGACAAGGTGGATTGATGCTGTGTCGTATACCTGTAGAGACCGCCCAAGAACGATCCGCGTATTACGGTTCCCGGAGCCGCGAACAAATGGCAGCAGTTGATCAGGATTTGATGAAGGAACAACATCCTTCTATGCCGATTTCTAATAATCGGGAAAGTCGCGTATCCTTCGGGGGCTCAAGAAGAGGCTCCGAGTAATCTTTTGAGGTGCTATTATGGCAAATTCTAACGGGTCCTATGGGCTTCGTCCAATCGGAAAGATTGGTCAATCGACCAATTCCACGGGCATGACGGAATACCGTATTGCTTCTGACAACTCTAACCGCATCTTCCAAGGCATGGCGGTTATTCCGTTGGCTGCGGGAGTTATTGACGATCTGCAAGCTGCGGCTGGCGGTAACGTTTCTATTGTGGGCGTGTTTGGCGGTTGCGAATATGTGTCTTCTGTTACAGGTAAAACTGTGTTCGCAAACAACTGGCCCGGTTCTGGTGCAGATTCTGCATTCCCGGTTAAAGCCTTTTTGTATGACGATCCAAATCAACTGTTTACGATTGCAACATCTAATGTTGTTGCTGGTCAGAACACTGAAGCGGAAGTTCTTACATCTGTGTTTGCAAACATCGCGTTTGCAACAGGCAACAGTGGAAACAACACTACTGGTATTTCTTCGGCAACTGCCGATTTGAATACTGTTGCAACGACCAACACATTGGCACTGCGGATCATGGGCATTCAAGATGACCCAGACAACAATGATTTCGCTACTGCTGGCATCCCATTAATTGTTCGTATAAACAACCACTTCAATGCGCCTACGGGCTCCATTGCGGCTGGTACTGTTTCTACAACTGGCGTATAAGGAGGGGTATAGATCATGGCTATTTCTCGCGCACAACTAGCAAAAGAGCTAGAGCCCGGCCTAAACGCACTGTTTGGGATGGAATACAATCGTTACGAAAACCAACACTCGGAAATCTACACAACCGAATCCTCAGATAGAGCGTTTGAGGAAGAAGTTATGCTATCCGGTTTTGGCGCAGCACCTACTAAATCTGAAGGTTCTGCGATTAATTTCGATGACGCTAACGAAGCATACACTGCTCGTTACAACCACGAAACCGTTGCACTGGCATTCTCAATCACTGAGGAAGCTATTGAGGACAACTTGTATGACCGCCTTGGCAGTCGTTACACACGCGCCCTCGCACGTTCAATGGCTCACTCCAAGCAGGTTAAAGCTGCTGCGGTACTGAACAATGCGTTCACCGCGGGAACTTCTGCTGGCGGTGACGGTGTTGCTCTTTGCGCCGCCGACCATCCGTTGACTAACGGCGGCACATTTGCCAACGAACCCAGCACTGCGGCTGATCTGAACGAAACTTCTTTGGAAGACGCTCTGATCAATATCGCTGGTTTCACTGATGAGCGCGGCTTAAAAGTTGCTCTCCGCGGTATGAAGTTGATGATTCCACGTCAACTTCAGTTCGTTGCCGAACGCCTGATGGTTTCCAACCTTCGCGTTGGTACTGCTGACAACGACACGAACGCAATCAAGTCTATGGGCATGTTGCCTGAAGGCTACACGGTCAATGATTTCCTCACTGATCCAGATGCGTTCTTTATCAAAACTGACTCGCCTCGTGGATTCGTCCATTTTGAGCGGACTGCTCTTTCGACCAACATGGAAGCAGACTTCGACACTGGTAACATGCGGTTTAAAGCCCGTGAGCGTTACAGTTTCGGATTCTCAGACCCACGTTGCGTTTTCGGATCACCGGGAGCGTAACAACAGATTGTCTGTTTGGAAGGGGCTGCTTCGGTGGCCCCTTTCTTTTTGTCTTAGGGTCGTGTATTGTTAGGCATCCCTGACAGCCGCATTCTGCGTCTGACATTTGCCACGACAGGAGAATGACATGGCTAATACAACTTTTACAGGACCAGTACGTTCGCAAAATGGTTTTAACGACATTACAACCAATGCCACGACTGGTGTTCAAACAACAAATTCCACATATGGGACAAACGCTTCTGTAGGCGGCGATCTTACGGTACTGGGGTCTATTCTCTCTGGTGGAGCGCACCCCACGCTGAACGGTCTAGCTGTAACGGCTAAAGCCACTGGTGCTACAATTTCTTATGTCGCTGGAATTAACGTCAACCCATTCACTGGCGGCGCACAGCAGATTACTACTCTGCCAGCGGCGACAGCAGGTGTTGTTGTTGTCCACGCTCAGTCCGTAGACACTACTGGCGGCACTGCTTTCTTGAGCTTTGATTGCGCGGGTAGTGATGCTTATGAGACAGGCAGCGTTATTGAAAGCCGTACCAGCAGCGCAGTTGTGTTCGATACGTCTACTGCGGGAGAAACTCTGTTGAAGTTCACTCCTGCTAACGCAACAACGAACTTGATGAGCATTGGCTCATATATCTACTTTACCTGCTCAACAACGGGTCTGTGGAATGTTTCGTTTAACTTCCAGCATCTTGGCGCGGGTACTACTGGTGCGTTTGCTTTCGCAGCCTAATGGTTAACTCGGCGGGGTTAGCACCCCGCCTTCATTTATAGGAGGCCGAAATGGCAGGATCAGACGTAACCCCAGTCATCGTCAGCGACGAACAGGCTTTAGACGCAGACGGAATATCAGTCGCCACCTCAGTGGGCAACAACGCAGCATTGGTTATTGGCGGTGCTTTAGCCGAGGGTGGAAGTGTGACTAACGCTTCTGGCAGGCAAGTAACAATTCTATCCGCAGGAAATGACTCTTCAAAGTCATTTAACATAGTAGGAACTGATGTAAACGGCGCGGCTCTTACTGAAAACCTTACAGGTGCCAACGCTGGAACCGCAACTAGTGCTGGTTATTTTAAAACTATTGCAAGCATAACTGCTGTAGGAAACCCCGCTGGAAACGTATCCGCAGGTATTAACGCTAATGCAGCGGATGTAATTTTTGCGGGTCGCACTCGTTTGCAAGGATTCTCTTTTGTTTCGGGCGGAACCGCAGGGATCGGCAACCTTAGAAACGGTGGAGTCACAGGTACAGAAGTCATACAGTTTAGGTCGGTTGGAACAGACAACAGTTCGGATGATCCGTTTATTCCAGACGAGGGCGTCCTGTTTAAAGACGGTTGCTTCGTCACCTTTGTTGTTCCACAAATTGATTTGATGATGTTCTACCACGCATAATCTTTAGGGCGGTTTGACATGACCAAGATCGACAAGTCCAAAATGAAGTGCAACAAGCCGAGACGTGACATTCAAGGTGGGAAGAAATCTGTTGTTAAGGCGTGTGATAAAGGCAAAGAAAAGATTGTCCGTTTTGGCGATGCCAACATGACCATAAAGAAGTCGGACCCTAAACGCCGCAAATCGTTTAGGGCGAGACATGGCTGCGACGAAGGCAGGTTGGACAAACTTACGGCTAAATATTGGTCGTGTAGGGCGTGGTGAAGTTATGACAAAAGGACGCCTGTCAGAACTCTTGGCTGTTATTGCCCTAGCTTATTGCGGTTGGTTGGGTACGCAGGTTGTTTCTATTCGGGCCGAAGTTTCAGTTGTTGCAAGCCAGACAGATGCTCTCTGGAAAGACTTTGTGCAAAGGAGAATGAACATTGACTATGAATCGCTCCTCCATGGGCCAACAGATAGACACGTCACCCTCGAAACGGAGAAACGCTAATGCCCAAAGACGCATGTTACAAAAAAGTAAAAGCCCGTTACAAAGTGTTCCCAAGCGCATACGCCTCGGGAGCAATCGCAAAGTGCCGAAAGGTGGGCGCG